ATTCACATGAGATGGAGCCGATGCTCCCCCGGGCATTTGCGGCGTCCGCGGAGGAAGAGGATCTTGACCGGATCGGGGAGGATATCAATCTGCCGAGAAAGGAAGCTACCTGTGCGGAGGTGATGGTTACGGTGCAGGGTGCTCCCGGATGGTATTCTGACATCCTGGTGGCGGCAGATTCGATTGTGTTCCAGACAGACGATTTTCAAATCGGGGAATCAGGCAGCACAAAAGTGCGGACGGTCTGTCTGACAGCAGGCAGTATCGGAAATGTACAGCCGGGTACGATCCGGGATATCAAGACCAACGGGGTGACTCTCACTGCTGTAATAAATGAAGAGGCTGCATCGGAAGGATATGATGTGGAATCAGATGAGCAGTACAGGCAGCGGATCTTGGCGAAAAAACAGAAGATCGTGACCGGAGGCAACAGGGAGCAGTACAGGCAGTGGGCAGTATCCGTGGAAGGGGTACTGAAGGCGAAAGCGATAGACTTGTATTATGGGCGCGGGACGGTCGGAGTATTCATCGTTGCCGACGGAGGCAACGTGGCATCGCCGGATCTAATCGAAAAAGTGAGTGATTATATAGAGGGCGTAAGACCCTGCGGGGCGGATGTTACAGTCGTGTCGGCGGAGGCAGTGCAGATATCCGTATCTGCGGAGCTGATGCTGTATGGAACGGATACAGAAAATGTCCGGACAGAATTTGCCGCCCTGCTTGCCGGGTATCTGCGGGGAATCCCTTTCGGCGAAAAAAAGAGGACAACGGTATCTTATATGAGGATAGCGGATCTGCTCCTTAAGGTGGATGGGGTGGAGGACATACACAGCATCACGGTCAACGGAACGAATCAGAGCGTTACCCTAGAGGAGATACAGTTTCCGATTGCCGGCATCGTAGAGATCATAGCATACGAGGAGGCGCAGAATGCTTAAAAACTCGTTGTCAAGGCTAGAATCATCCATGCGACAGATGGGTGAGCTGTTAGATGTAGAACAACAGGAAATGGATCGCATGCATGCGGATCTTGAGAAACAATATGACCGGATGCATGTAAAAACATCGGATGAAACAGGGATCATCCGGTGGGAAAAAGAATATGGTCTTGTACATAACAGTTCTTTGACTCTCGCCCAAAAGAAAGCCAGGGTGATGGCAAAAATGAACAGCGGGGAGACGGCCACACCTCCCATGCTGGCAGGCCTGGTCAAACAGGTGATAAATGCGGACTATGTGGATATCATAGAGTATCCTTCAGAGTATTATTTCGAGGTGTGGGTTGGGACGCAGTATCTCGTGGATAACCTGCAGATTGCCAGGGATGCGGTGGATGAGGCAAGACCTGCACATCTGGATTTTGAATTTGTGAACGCCATGAAACGGATGGATAAGATGGGACTGTATATCGGGATCGCCGGGGCGATTACAAAAAAATTGAATGTGGAGGTAAATACAGATGAATTATATCCTGACGAATAACGGGGCAGTCTTGATGACACAGGTGGCAGCAGGGCGGACGATCCTTTTTACGCGGACAGAATCAGGGAGTGGGTATGCGGCGAATCCGGCAGTGCTGCAGAATGTGATTGATAAGAAACAGGATATGTTTTTAGAGGAGGTCATATTTGAGAACAGGCAGGCGGTCGTAAAAACTGTACTGTCTAATATGCAATTGGAAGAGGGGTATCAGCTCCGGCAAGTCGGGGTGTATGCAAAATTGGAAGGGGATGAGACAGATACATTAGTTGTCATAGGGCAGCAGTACAACGGGGAGAAGATCCCGCCTTACGGGGAGGGCATTATACAGATAGAATATGACATCGCCATGAAGGTGTCTGGAACCGGTAATGTGACAATCGAAGGCGTCGGCACAGGATATGTGACGAAAGGACAGTTTTTGGCACACCTTAGTGATTATAACAATCCGCATAAGGTTACGGCAAAACAGGTAGGGCTTGATAAGGTCCCGAATGTTGGTACTGATGACCAGACACCAAAATTTGAGGAGGCAGAGGAGCGGGAGAATATCACATCCGAAGAAAAGCTGTCAGTGATCTTTGGGAAAATCAGGAAATGGCTGTCTGATCTGAAAGAGGCAGCATTCTGCTCGGTGGCGAATAATCTGGTGACTACCTTGCCGGGAAGTGTGCTGGATGCCAGACAGGGGAAGGAATTGGAGGATAAGATTTCTGGTTTATATAGTGATATCGGATATAAAAAACTGCAGTTTGGTCAATACGCACTCCGTACCAACGCCCCGGGTGAATACGAAGTAACAATACCATTCCACCATCCATTTAACGGCATACCAGTTATTACTATCGGTTTCGGAGTGCCCAATAAAAATTTTGAAGGATACGGGGACTCACATTTAGTTATATGTAACGAAAAAACTACAAAAAATGGATTTGTTGTTTGTCTAAAAACGAAATATGTTAGTGATTGCGTATATGCCATAAACTGGGTTGCTATAGTATAGTATCAATAAATCTTATAACACAATACAACTGGTAAGCTTATACAATTTCCTTATCACCGTAATATATGGCATCGACTTCCTTGTCACCATAATATATGGCATCAACCTCCTTATCGCCGTAATATATGGTTGGAGTTCCCTTCTCCACCAACGTTATTTGTATTTGACCGTGGCCTGCTGTTGTGCCAAGCCCAGTAGATGGAGCATAACTTTTCCCTTTGTATGTTATTGTAGGAACGCCGCCGATATAACCTGATCCACCACCGCCTGTAACTTTGTGTGAGCCGCCGCCCTGGCTAAACTGTGCATAACCTCCGCCATATAGGCCGCCGCCACCTCCGTATGAATAATAGTTGTCGCCGCTTCCGGCTCCCTGACCACCCTGTCCAAATGATGCGCGCGTGTTGCCTCCATATGCATCAGATAAACCACCAGATGACTGACTGCCCCCTGTTGGCACAACATACCTGCCATATATACCATTAGTTCCATTAACTCCACCGCCTCGACCATATTGATATGTTGTAGACGGTGTAACTGGGTTTCTGTCCTCATTATTCCCACCACCGCCGCCACCGGCGACAATGAGAATGGAACTTTTTCTTGATGCTCCTATCGCGGAAATTGTCCCGGAAATAGTGGCTATATGAGATGCCCCACCACCTGAACATGCCGAGCCCGCATAAGATGCTCCATTATTATATGTATATCGTCTGCCATCGCCACCGCCATTGAATCCGCCCGCAGGTCCGGAACCTGCGCTTGAATACGATCCCTGACCTCCAACACATGCGTATAAAATTGTTCCCTTTTTGAGAAATTTATATCCAGAAGATATTCCGCCCGCAGGTCCATTCCCGCTTCCTGCCCAAGAACCGCCTGCCGCCCCTCGCGCGTATAGCCTGTACAATCCTGTTTTTAGAATAGTTATGGTATCAACTGTGCCCGTATAGCCCATCGTTAGTACAGCGCCTTCTGTTGTTGGTGCATTATATGTTGCCGTAAAATCACCCCCTACCCAACGATAAAATAAAGCCTTTTAGGTCTGCCGGAACCCATAGCGTTATATTGTGCCTGTGTTATTGGCGTATTATTATCAGAAAAATCCTGAATCTCACTATATAACGGAGAATTTGAAATGTGGGTTTATAGTTCCTTCTTTATCTTATAGAATTAAGAAAAAAGAAGAGGAGGAACTATTTATGTTACAAAAAATACTTGAGAAAGTGATTGATACGATGACACCGTATCTGAATGAAGAACAGGTGGAAAAGCTGGGGAATGTACTCTATATTAATTTTCACGATGTAGAAGTGAAAAAGGAGTGCTACGAACTAAAACCGACAGGAATCAGTGGAAACGCTGCAAAACTAGACATGTTCGTGAAGAGTAAGCTGGCGATCAACAGGCAAGACGGCACTATGAAACAGTATGCCCGTGAGATATGGAAAGCTTTGAGTTTTATTGGAAAGAATATTGATGACATCAAGGCGGTAGATATAAGGTATTACTTTGGATATCTTCGTGAAGTGAAAAAGCTTAAAATGTCCACAATCCAGACCAGAATGCATTATTTAAGCAGTTTTTGGGATTTTCTTCTGGCAGAGGAGCTCACACGAGGGAACCCAATGAAAAAGATAGGGACAATAAAGGTTGAAAAGATAATAAAGAAACCTTTTAGTGTAAGGGACATGGAAGCGTTGAGAAGTAATTGCAAAAGAATAAGGGACAGGGCCCTGATGGAATTTTTATATTCTACCGGGGTCCGGATATCTGAAGCGGTAGCTCTGAATGTAGGCGATATCGATATGGAGCATCTGGAACTGATCGTATATGGTAAGGGCAGCAAAGAGCGTAGGACCTATTTGACGGAGAGTGCAAAGTTTTATCTTGATAAATATCTGAAAGAGCGGTGTTTATGTGAGCAGATCACATATGAAGAATTGAAAAAGAGACCATTATTTGTGGGTTCCAATAAGCATCATAAAAGGATGACTGATAATGGTGTACAGGATATGTTGCGAACGCTTGGAAGGAAAGCAGGTGTGGAGATGGTACATCCCCATCGATTTCGTCGGACGATCGCTACAGATCTGTTAAGCCGTGGAATGCCCATAGAACAGGTTAGGGATTTTTTAGGACACGAAAAACTCGATACAACATTGATCTATTGTGCAGTCAGAGAAGAAGAAGTTAAAGCATCTCATCGCAAGTGTGCGTAATATATAGTACATAATATAGTTGTTATTGGGCGGCTGTGGCTGTTTTATTAAGGTTACGCATTTTTGGGCAATTATTAAAAAGGGCTGAAAAGAGGAGGACTGAGAAAGAGTCCTGAATATAGTGAGATTCCTTTTTTTGATCCAAAAAAATCTTATATAGATATAAAAAATAATCTTCCATATACAACGCAGGGTAATGGAATACTATATATATCTGGACAGGCAAAGACGGAAAGACTTACTGCGCTTGAGGTAGTAATAGATGATATCCGTTTTAGAACTTCCACATGCACCACAAGCGGGAATATTAATTTACCATCTATGACATCATTTATGATGCCAGTAAGCGCCGGATGTACTATACAGATAAATGGGAGATTCGATTTTTGCGAATTTCGAGAGGCATTTTTTTATCAATTATCTGAAGTAAGATAAAGCCTAAAACGGCAAAACTATCCCAATATATACCCACTATATATCCAGCACACGCTTTTGGTCTTTCCTTCTCTTATCCTGATGGCGTAAATAGTGAGATTACGGGCTTAAATTTGAAAGATCAGGAATTACAAAATGCCCTCGCGGCTCTAGATACCCGTGTTACTAACGCCATCAATGGTGGTGATCTGGCACCGAAAGTAACCATAGATCTATTAAATGCCCCATATTAATTTTAATACAATGACAGTGACAAATGCATAATCGTGGGCATGCTATTTTGCTATTATTGCTTAAATATCTTAAGAGTATTAAAATTAATAGTCCTGCGTGCCCCATTATTATATCCGTAAGTCCCGCGGAATCTTGGATACAGCGTCTGCCCCGCGAATTGGCTGAGATCCGTTGTACTATTGAGATTCGAGATAGTCACAACTGCTGCTCCGGATGCGTTCAATAGCTCAATTACTGGACCGTTAACCGGAGCCGATATATTTACCACCAGTTTATAGTTTCTCTTGATGGCGGTTTGGGTAGGCCAGGTTCGGGCCATACCATATTTCGTTCCAGTGCTCGGATGCCCAGTATCATAAAATGTCCATGCGCTTGCTGTATCGGCGGTGGTAACAATACCACCATCCTTATTTGTTATATAATTACTTATGAGATAATTATACTCAAACGGTGGTGCCAGATCACCACCATTGATGGCGTTAGTAACACGGGTATCCAGCGCAGAGAGCCCGTTTGTGAGATCCTGGATATCACTATATTCAGGAGAAATTTTATAAAAATGAGAAAAACAAGGCCTTAATGGTCTTTTTTTAATAAATAAATATACAAAGAAAGGAAGAAAACATGGAAAAAATCTTGTTATCCAACAACACATTATTGGAAATTTTTGGGATTTCCAATACAGGAAATGTTTTAACAGTGCAGTTTCAGAATGGAGATGTGGAGCAACTGGACGAAATATTTTCTGATCAGGCGGCACTGAAAAAGATTTCCCTGCAGGATACAGATGGAAGGATTACATCAGTATTCAACAATTACAGTATCTTCAGGACGATTAGTAAGCAAAAAGCTGTTACTGTAAATGAATTTACAGGAGAGACAGCAGATATTGTTACTGTATCTTTGGAACAAAAACCTGAATGGATGGTTGCACAGGAAAAAATGGAGGAATCATATGACGCGGCTATTTTGGATTTGGGCAAAGCTATAGGAAACGTTAATATTAATGATAAGGAGGAAGAATCATAATGGTACAGTTTTACATACGGAAAATTAAGGATAACACAATTACATTAGAAGAGGTTCCCGCTCTTTGGAGAAAACAAGTAGCGGAATTACTGTATGAAACAACGATTAAGGAAGAGAGGAAATAAGGGATGAACGATATTATTTTTGAATGTATCAAAATAACTGTGATGATTGTGATGCTGATTATCACAAGGTATCTGATACCAATGCTGAAAGAAAAGATTGGTGCAGATAAGCTGGCAACAGCGGAGAGATGGACAAAATATGCAGTATTGAAAGCCCAGCAGGTTCTGTGGAGTGAGTCGGGGCAGGATAGAAAAGCTTATGTGACGGAATTTTTGAAAGAAATTCTGATAGAAAAGAACATAGCGTTGTCGGAGGAACAGATTGATGTGCTGATTGAGGCTGCGGTGAAACAGATGAGATTAAGCGGAAACAGCAATATAGATGCAATAGACATTAAACAATAATGGGGGCTTTAGCTCCCTGTTTTATTGCTTAATATTAGACAGAAAGGAAAAAATATGATGTATAAAATTATAGATGTTTCCATTTATCAGGGAAAACCGGATTGGAAAATGGTGAAAGCTTCTGGTGTTGATGGTGCCATTTTAAGGATTTTGGATAGCAAAGGAATTGATTCCAGCTTTGAGCATAACTTTAATGGATGTGTTACTAATGGACTGGCCAAAGGTGTATACAGATACAGCTATGCACTGACAATAGCACAGGCAGAAAAAGAGGCAAATGAAGTCCTTCAGGTTCTTGCAGGAAGAAAGCTGGAACTGGGGGTATTTCTTGATCTGGAATACAATGCGCAGAGAAAACTGGGGGCTACGAAGGTAAAGCAGATTGCGGAAAAATGGATGGAGGTGATCAGGGCGGGAGGATATAGATGTAATATATATTGTAATCTTGACTGGTATAAGAATGTATGCGGCGGATTAAATGCGAAATATTGGATCGCACGATACCCCCTGCTGGATACTGGAACGGTAAAGGACAGTCTCAAGCCTGGCATTGGAGAAATCGGGTGGCAGTATACCAGTAAGGGTAGAATGCCTGGTATTGCAGGGAACGTAGATATGAGTTTATGGTATGAAGAACTTTATCCTGTATCTGTATCCACGATGTTTGGAGGGCTTGATTATTCACTTGTATTTAACGCATCGTATTATGCCGAAAGATACAGGGATCTGAAAGCTGCTTACGGCACGGATACCGAAGCGTTGTTTTATCATTTCATAGCGCATGGGATGAGCGAAGGAAGACAGGCGATTGATACATTTAACGTGCAGATATACAGGGCAAGATATCCAGATTTGCAAAAGGCTTTTGGAAATAATCTTCCTCTATATTATCAGCATTACATTCAATTTGGTGCGATGGAAAAAAGAACAGCTCTATAATACCAATATTAAAAGGGAAATTTAACAGTAGTTTAAAATATCTTCAATTGGCATTTCTGGATATAAAAATTACTGTAGAATTTCCCTTTAATTTATAAAAAATTGTAATTTACAAAGAAATGTCATTTTAAGTGGAGAAAAACGTCATTCTTTTTGCTTGCTTACAGGTATTCGTGGTACAATAACTCGCGACAAAAACAGGTATTACG